TTTGGTAGTTTTTACACCAACTAATTCTTTATTTGGTAACTCAATCTTTGGATTTTGAGTTGATGTTGATAACGGTTCCTTCATTGTCTTTTTGCTCCTTTTTGTTTAGCAGGCTGGATATTTCCTGGCTTAAATATTGATACGTTCGTATCTGACCTAACATATACTGGTATTTTTCCATATTGTCAACACCACCAGATGCCATTGCAGATACTACATCATCATGTCTCATTTTTATAATTCTTTTTATTTTGTCTATAAAAGTTAATTCATCCATTATTTCTTTTTCCTTTTCTTTGGTTTACTTATTTTACTACCATATTTTTTAGTCCATTTTTTTGCTATGGCAGGTTCATTTTTATATAGATAACGTCTTTGTTTTTCAGATTTAAAGGGCATCTCTAGGCTCCCTAAAATCTTTAATTGCTTGTAGCTTCTCTTGAGCATCTGCAATTTTTTGAAATAATTTATCTATTTCATCTATGTGTTGTGGATGTTCTCCAATGCCCACAGAATTTTCTAAATATATTTTAATAGTAGCATCAGCTTCAGCTATTTGTGCATCGTATCTAGCCTCTAACGCTTCTAAAATTGCTGCTTTCATTAACAGTTCCACTTTCTCAAAGATTTATTAATCCTTGAATTTGGATCTCTTGCAGTTTTAGCAGATGTCAATCTTTTCTTCATGCCACCCATTCTTGCGCAAAAACTTTTTCTACGGCTGGCAGCCTTAGATCCTTTCTTTAATTTTGATGGTTTAGTTGTAACAGCAGTTTTTAATTTAGAACCAGGGTTTGCTCTTCTATAAGAAGCAACACCTTTTTTATTTAATCCACCTGATGGATTCTTTCCTGCTTTACGTTGCCATGCTGGACTAGCCATGATTATTTTTTAGCAGTTTTAGCCGATCTCTTTAATGCTTTAGCAGATACTGTTCCAGTACCTTTTCTGCTAGTTCCTGCTTTCTTTCTTTTGTTCATATAGTAGTAAAGTCCTTTCTTAACTCTTCTACCATCTTTAGTTGTATGATAAGCGCTACCGCCTTTTTTAGCTTCGAAACGTGCTCCCATTCCTCTAGCCATTCCTTTAGCTCTTGCCATTTCATAACTAGATTTTTTTCCGTCTCCGTCTAAATCTCTAGCTTTGATAACTTTTTTATTTCCCATGCCAAATCGTTTGGTCATATGTTTCTCCTTTATTTATAATGTGCACCACAATCCTTACAAAATTTAGCTTGGACTATAGTGAATGTTTTGCAGTTACAAAATAACTGTTTTATTTTTTTAATAATCTTTTTGATCATTATCTATTGATTTTGCCAGACTTTTTAGCTTTGCTACCGAATTTTCCGTAAGACTCGTCTCTAGATGCTTTTAATTGCTTTTTAGTTCTTTTCTTACGAATTCTCATAGCGATAGATTCATCTTTTCTATCTTTGTAGCCTTGTTTCTTTTTACCTACACGGCCACCTTTTTTGTACATAGCTCCACCAGCCATTCCCATGTCTGAAGGATAATAACCAGACATTTCATCTCGTCTCATTACTCCACCCATGTTTTTTTTAGCTCTGCCACCATGTGCATATCTAGTTCTTCCTGGTCTTACTCCATTTTGTCTCATATTATTTTCTCCCTTTTTTCATTGCTCTACCGAAACCACGTTTTGCTTTTCCTACACCTACTCGTCCACCTTTACTCATGTAGTCTGTAATTCTGTTTGTATTTAAAAAATTATTTGGATCTCTTCTATCAACCGGACTAGCACCAATTGTATTAGTGTCAATACCGTAGTTTTCTGCAATTCTACTTCTTTCAAAAGGACCTGCATTATAGTCAACTCCAACTGCAATGCCCCTATTTGGAAATTTCATAATATCGTCTTTGTGTTGGTATGTTGGAATTCCTTTTACAAAATCTGGAGCTTTAGTTCCTTTTGCAGCAGTTCCTCCTCTTCCACTCAAAGCTTTAGCTGCTAATAATGCTCCACCAGCTATTGCAGCACCTTTAAGTAATTTTTTAATTTTACTTTTTCTTTTTTTCTTCTTTGCCATAGTGTTATCCTTATATGTAAATTGTTAATTATTGTCCACCTTTATTTCTTACCATTCCTGAAAATCTGAGTTCCCTTTATGCCAAAAACGCTCGCCACGACGAGAATCCATAAATTTGTAAACCATGTCGGCAATGATTGGAAATGCTCGAAAAAAATTTTTATCTTGTCCATAGCGGCTGGATCTTCTGACCAAACCCCATATGCAAGCACCAAAATGGGCAATGTGAGGATCGCCAAAATTACCTCGTCCTTATAGTCTGTTTGACGGGCTTCTAATAGTTTTCCCTGGTAAGCTTCCTCACCACGAGCTTGTCGCTCGGCGTGCAATAGCTGTGCATCAGACATTGCAACTTTCGCTCTCTGCTTATTAGCATAAATTTTACTTCCAGCAGAAACGGCTAATTTAATTGCCGATAACCACATACTAGTACCAACTTACTTTAGACTTTTTAGAAGCTAACATTCTTCTTTGTCCGCCAACTTTGTTTACAGTTGGTTGACCAAGAGGCATTTTAACTTCTACTTCTTTAGCATACCCATCGCTGTTTATTGGAAGTGTATTATTCATATCTGCTTTTGGTGTTTCAGATACAACTTCACCAATATACTTTGGGTTGTTTTTAGTAAAAAAAGTTTTTCCTTTTCCCATAGTTTTCTCCTTATTAGTTTGTATACTATCTTCTAGGCCCTTTCAAGATCTTAACGTCTTCTTGTTTTATCATATCATTAAGCAGTTTAGCATCTTGAGACATAGCCTGTTTTTGTATTGATGTATCAGCTCTTAGTTGAGCTAATTCTTCATTTTGAGCTAATTTATCGTCAAACTGTTCTTGGCCCATTAATTGTTTAGATTTGTCTAAATCAATCTTTTCTTGGCCTTGTTCACGCTTAACTTCGTCATCCATAGCTCTTAAATCTAATTCTCTTGCTTTTAATTTAGCAATTGGGTCGTTTCCAAACTCACCCATAATTTTATTCTCTTCATTTTTGAATTCTTCAGTCATTTCAGCAATTAATTTTGCTTTTCTTGCTTCTAATTGCATAGACATAGTAATAATTTGTTGTTGAACTTGGGGATCTTGCTGCAACATTGGATTTTGTTGTACCATTTGTTGCATTTGCATCAATTTTTGAATTTCTTCTCTAAATTCTACTTCTAATTGCTCTTGAGCCATCAAAGAAATGTGTTCAAAGATGTTTTTTTCTAATGCAGCCATAACTGGGGGTGAATTTCGTGCAATATTAGTTGCCATAAAGTTTAAATGAGTTGTAATGTGCGCTTGATGGTCTTGTCCTTTGAAAGCTTGGAACGGTTTTCCGCTCATTGCTAAAATATTTTCAGTTGCTGGGTCCATTGGAGTAGGTTGAGGCGGTGGAGGCAAAATTTTATCAATATTTTTTACACCAATTGCCGAATACATTGACCTGTACGCTTCATAAAGGTTATGCATTTTAGGATTTGACATTGCAAGTTGCAATTCTGTCTGTGCCATTGAAATTCTTTGTGATTGAGAAAAAATATTTGGGTCTGCAACAGGTAAAATATCTACCTTGTCATCAAAATCTGTCTGTTTAATTTGTCTTTGTCCACCAACTACATCGTAAGGATACTCTGGTGGCAAGTATTGTTTAAAAACCCCTGCTAATAATTTAAATTCTTGCTTCATCGCCACATACAATCTCTTATGTATGGCTGACATGACTCTAGAACCACGCTCGAGTAAAGCTATAGTCGTACCAACAGCTGCTTGTTGGTTGCCGTCACCGACCTGCATGTCAGCTATGGCGGCAAATCGTTGCCCTGCCTGTACCACTATGCCCATCAACTGCAATAAAGTTGCAGATGGCTCTTTAAATGGTAATGGCATAAATGCATCTTTGATACTTCCTCCAGGTGCATCCACATCTCTGAATTCTCCAGGCTGTATAGCTTGTGCCTCATCTCTAACACGGATTCCTCTTTGCTTAAATCCGGCCGGTAAATTACTTAAAGTTCCTGCGTCAAGTAGTTGACGTAATGCAGTAGTTGCCGTTCTCGACAATCCACCTATCATATGAATTAATCCGAAACCATAAAAACCTAATCCAGGTAAAAATTTAAAATGAACAAAGTAATCAATTTTATTTTTTTGTGGATCGTCTAGCTTATAGTTTCTTCTAATTGATAGAATCTGTCTTTGACCCATTTCAATGGTAATAATATATGGAAGTTTAATTCCAGTTGCTTCACCTGTTGAGTCTTTATCTTCAAAACCTTCAATATCTAAATCAGTGTGTATTTCTAAAATAGTAAATATATCTTCATCTCTAGTTTTTTTAATTCCTTCAAGTTCTCTTTCTTTTTTCTCTACTTCTGTTTCTTGATTATAACCAGGTGTTAATTCTACATCCATGTAGAAACCTGCAACTTGTTTTTTTCTTAAATCATTTTCTGACATTTTAATGACATGCACAACTGCTTCTGCATCTTCTAAAGATGTAGCAGTGTAAGGCACAACTAAATCGTCGGCTGGAACAAATTTTGAAACAGCTCTGCCTAAAAGCTCGTCATAGTAGACTTTCTTAAAAGCAGAGCCACTAAGAGGGAGATAAAAAAGCATTGTGTCGAACTCGGGTTCGTACTCTTTCATCACATCCATGAGCTGATAGTTCATGAATTCTTTAACTCTTTGCGACTGATCTTC